ATAAAAATCCAATGTGGGAAGGTGGTTGCCCCGTACATGGCTTCCCCTCATGGATACATAGAGACTATGGGTGTGTTGATTGTTTGCAGGAGTTGTCAGATTTGACGAAGAAGGAGAATAAGATGGCAGGCAAAAGAGATGCAGCGACTGAAGCATCAAAGGCGCTGGTATGGGATCGGCTAGACAGGGTTAATGAGAAAGTCAAGTTTTTGCAAGAGGTAACACTCCAGCTCACGGTTAGGCTTGAACCTGTTTCGCGGCCAGTTTCGCAGCCAGTTTCAATGAAAGAGGAAGGACGTTTTGCTGAAGATACAAGCGATCTACCAGAGATGGCGAAGCGCCTACACAGCATACATGAATCGTTGGAAGTTGTGGCAGACGCTATGTTGTACGCTATCCAGCGCCTTGAGATTTAATAGTGAGTAACTCATAACAAAATGAAACTACACGAGTTAAGCGAGGGAACACGTTTCGCATTTCCTGGGAAGGATGCGACATACCGGGTTGTGTATAAGGGGAAAGATGCCGTACACTTCACTGGGCCAGATGGCAACACATGGATAGTTATAAAATCGTATGATAAGAGCTGGAACGCAGAAGTGGAGATGGCGTAGGAAGGAAAATTATGGCACAAAGAAAACTTAAACGCCGGGGTAAAAACACGTCGAAGCGAACTAGCATAGAAATGGAGCGCGATCGTCTCGCAATTGCCGAGTACGAACTGCAAGGACTAAGCGACCCTAAGATTGCCAACATTCTAAATGCACGTTCTAACGTACCATATACCATATCATCGTCGACTGTAGCCAGGGATAGAAATATAAACATCAAACGCCTGCAAGAGCAGACTCTTATCCCTACAAGCGAGAGCATTAACAGACAGCTTTTGCGTATTGGGTTGATTGAGCGTGAAGCCTGGGATGCGTGGCAGCGATCGAAACAGCCATTACTAGAAGTGCGTGAGATACAGAAGATACGCGAGTGGATCGAGGAAGCAGACGACGAGAAAATTGCACACAGTAAAATGATTCTCGATACAATCGACACATTAAAAAAAGATCAGGTAGGAGAGCTTAGGTTCCTAGATATACTTGGCAAGATGATTGACCGCCGTGCCAAACTCGAGGGGCAGTATACAGAGCGAGTACAAATGCAGATCAATAAAAAAGAAGATACCACAGTAAACGTGAAGATGTTCCACTATGTTAACCCGTTCATGTGGGACGATCCGAATGTTCAGGTTATCGACGGAGAAATTGTGAAAAACGGGAAGGTTATGGAGTTAGAGTCAGGAGAGAGTGATGGACCTAGATCTGGTTGATGGAACAGTAATAGTTTCGACTGGGTTATTTATTTTTCTCATTGGCCTAGCTATTTACGGTATCGTCATTTCTGGTGCTATGTTTGCTACTGCTCTGGCTTCCATGATGCAGCGTCGTGAAAACATACATGAGATGCGACGTTTTAACACAATGATGCTGCAACTCCAACATAAAAATGAGCTATGGTATGGCAATCCTCGAGCTAAGGATTCTTTTCCAGGTCTCAGAGATCTTGAAAAGAAGATTGAGCAGGAGTTCTTAGAAGATCGTGACTAGAAAACCAATGGAGATGTTTGTTGACTAGGATAGAACCATTTAAGCCTAACTCGCCATGGCAAGCTAAGGCGTTTCTAGACAAGAGCGAAGTCATGCTCCTATCTGGAAAGCCGGGTGGTGGTAAGTCTCATCTTGCCGCAAATAAGATCCATGCTTTTCTGCTTCGTTATCCCGGAGCAACAGGAGTAGCCTCTCGTAAGGTTCGAGAAGATATGGATCAGTCTACAATACCCATGATGTTGGGTAATATTATCAATATCAACGAGGAGCCACGATGTAGATTCCATGCTAGAACAGATAGGATAATCTACGAACATCCAGAGGGCAAAATCTCCGAGCTGTATTTCAAAGGACTAAACTCACCCGACCAGAGAGAGGCATGGAAGTCATTAGGTATGCGCGGAGATCTTGACTTCGTATGGTTAGAAGAAGCAACTAAATATACGGAAGATGATTGGAACTGGATAACAACTCGTGTACGTGGAACTGCCGCTCCATGGACACAAATTATTCTATCAACTAACCCAGATACATTCCTGCATTGGATAAACTCAAGGCTGATCTTAGGGGGAGAGGCTTCGTACTACTATTCTGACTGGACTATGAATCCGGCAATAGACAGAGAGAAGTACACGCGCACAATGGCTAGGCTAACCGGAACAGCAAGGGCAAGATTCTGGGAAGGCGAGTGGACTGAGGGCGGGGGCAAGGTAATTGATACATGGGAGAATAAGTACCATAAGAAATCTAATCCAGATCCAGAATATGGGAACGTGGTACTGGAAGCAGACTATATCCCCTATGGTGGTGATATTGTTTGGGTAGTTGATGATGGATACTCGGGTAAGCGAGATGATAAGATTGGATACTTTACAGGTAAATCTAATCCTCGTACTTTCCTCATAGCACAGAAGCGACCAGATAACCGACTGGCTTTCTTTGGAGAAAGCTACGAAGTTGAAATGCTTTACCAGCAGCATATAGCCAAAGTTATTAAAATGTCTGTTGCGAATAGATGGCCTATGCCAAAATATGTCTTATATGACATAGCATCACCAACGCTAGGCAGGTATCTAAAAGAGGCTGGATTCGATGCCAGAGCTATGCGAGTTAAAATAGACGAGGGAGTGGAGGAGCTACGGAACTGGGTTGGGGCTGACATCAATGGAGTTAGACGCCTGATAGTTCATCCACGATCGCGAATCTTTACTTTGGAAATGGGTGCATATGGGAAGCATCCCGTAACTGGTAAACCAGTAGATGCCTTTAATCATGGGCCAGATGCAGCAAGGTATCTGACTTTCTACATAGCAAACGGCGAACCAGAGACAGTATCAATTGAAGTTCCAGGTGTTAATATGGGTGAAATAGAAGAGATGGTTAGCAGGGTCATGGCAGAAGCAGATAAGAAAACAAAGAATATCCTAGCAGAAATATATAAGACGGAGAAAAGCCATGGGTACAGAATTTCTTAATATAGGAGAACAGGTACAAAAGAAATACTTTCCAGAAGATAAATCAGAATATGGTTTGCTGGATGGAAGTATTCAAATTCACCTAGTTGATACTGGAGATAATCTACCAAGGTGGTGGTCTCCCTCTAGGGATAAGGCACTGTACGAGATGATGCTTGGCTCTAATCATCTATCGGGGCTGGCCTATACAGCTACTACCAAGCTGGCAAATATACCTCTTACCTTTAGGGCAAGAGATAAGACTATCACGTCACATGTTGATCGTGCAGATGAATTTAATAGAATGGTGCATGTTGTTTCGGAAGGAATGGAAGGTTTGAGGGTAGCTATGAAACGCTTTATCCTCGACTATCTTATTACCGACAACGGCGGGTTTATGGAAATCATGGGAGATGGCCCACCAGATGGCCCTATCGCTGGTATGCCATGGGGGGTACGTCATCTTGATTCTCTAAGATGTAGACGTACAGGTAGTGCTAAATATCCAGTAGCCTTTATTGATACGGGTAAGGATCAAAAACGATATAAGCTACACAATAGCAGAGTAATCTATCTCGCACAACAGCCAGGAGCTATGACACGAAAGCGTGGGGTTGGATTCAGCAGCATGTCACGGTCTAACTTACTAGGTGAAGTTCTTAAGTCTCAAATTGTTTACAAGCTGGAGAAGATGGGCAGTCGACCGAATACAAAAGTATTTGTAGGTAGTGGTCTACCAGCTGAAAAAATGATGGCTGCTTTTGTTGCTGCTAATGAGTTACAGAACCAGATGGGTCTTGAATACTTTGGCAAGAACGTATATATCGGTGGCGAGGGCATTACCTTACAAACTACGGATCTAAATAACTTCGATCCATTCGATGAAGAAACTGGTACGATGATGGCTATGTACGCGATCGCGTTTTGTTGGGGCCTCAAGATCCAGGAGATCTGGCCTGTTGCAGGTAGCAAGGCATCTGACCAAGTAAGCAATATGCAGGCACGTGGTAGACTCCCGGCAGATTTTATGAGCGATCTCAAAGAACAGTTTGAGCATAAACTATGTCCACCATACATAGAAGCCAGCTTTGACTATCAGGACGATGACCAGGATATGATGCAGGCTAACATTAGAGACATCAGATCTCGCTCCGTTGCACGTGTAGCTGAATACGAGATAGTAGATGCGGCCTCTCTAAGACGATTGATGATGGAGAATGGCGAAATATCTAGACCGGAGTTTGTTAGACAACAGCTTGCCGATGGTGTACTAGAAGATGGCACCCCGATTGCAGTTCTATTCCACAGTACCGATAAGGTTCATATGCAACTGCTTAAAATAGATGGCCTTCAAAATCCATTACTGTATGACGAGAACGATGCAGAAGATGCGATTTCAAAAATACGCGTAAATAAGAATGAGTGTTATATTGAGATTGCCCAGACTAAAAGCACAGCACGTAATAAGCGTGCCCTTGAATCATTGGCCGCGTTATGTTGGCTCGAGGCTGAATATG